CCGAAAGCGTAGCTGAGATTATAGCTAGGAAGAAAGCCGAGAGCACCAGGAAGACTAGCACTGCGCCGAAGACTATCAAGAAGATAGAGAAAAAGAAACCTGCCATAAAAAAGGCGGGCTTTATTGTTGATAAAAAAAACAAGGGAGATATTCAGAATCATTCGGATAACAATGAAACAGGAAAAGGGCTAAATAGTAGCCTATTAAACATAATGAATCCATCAGCTTACCTAGCGTTTATAGAATTTATTGCAACTCCGCCACATTTAAGAGAAATAAAAACACAGGGCGAATTTGCTAAAGAATTCCGAATCAGTGAAGATACCCTAAGTTTATGGAAAAAAAGGGCAGGATTTGAGGAGGACGTAGACGATGCCCGAAAGAGAATTGTTAACTTTGATATGCTATCAACCGCACTGTCAGCCCTACATAGGAAGATAATCAAAGAGGGTGGGGCAAGCGAAGTCAAACTGCTTTATCAGATAGCTGGTAAGCTAGAAGAGAAAAAGGTCATTGAAGATAAGCGACCAGTAAGAGAATTAAGCGAAGAACGAAAAACAGAAATCGCTAAGAGGCTGGAGAACTGGATGACTGTAGACGATGATGACGATGAGGAAGAAGAAACCAATGAGTAAATTATGAAAGATAAAATACAAAACCAAAGAGCAGATATTGAAACACTTCAGGCTAGACTCCCAATAGGAAAAGGAAAGGGGATGAGAGACTACATCTACAACATGACTGGGGTAGACATCGATATCTATGAAGAGCGGGTGCATTTAGCAAGCCAAAGCCTGATATATTTTTGCCTTGTTTATCTAGGGCATTATTTTAATTTGAAACCGGCAAAGTTTCATAAACAATTAGTAAAGATTTTAGAGGACGATAAGCAAGAGGCTGTCGGCGTGATTGGTTTCCGTGGATCAGCCAAGAGTACATTTTGCAGTTTGGCATTCCCAATATGGTGTGCCGTTTTTAAAAAGTTTAACTTCATGGTGTTGATAAATGACACTATGCCTCAAGTAAAATTAAACATCGCGAATATTAAAGCTGAGCTAGAAGAGAACGAATTGATATGCTCAGACTTTCCAAATGCATACAACAACAATAAAAATAAATGGACAGAAACCGAACTACTAATAGGCAAAGATGTTTTTTTAGTAGGCAAATCACGTGGGCAAAAAGTCCGTGGTTTAAGATTTAGACAGTACCGCCCAGAGCTAATTATCATTGACGACCCTGAGGACTTAGAATGGACGAGAAAGAAAGAAAACCGAAACAAGACGGAGCGATGGCTAAATACCGAAGTCGTGCCAGCGCAGGAAGAATTGAAATGTAAGCTGATACTAATCGGCAACCTTTTACATAAAGATGCACTGATGGGCAGAATTAAAAAGCGTGGCACGTTTAAAGTGTTTGAATTTAGTTTGCTAGACAAGAAAGGAAAGTGTACATGGAAAGGCAAATACCCAACGATGGCTCATATCACTAAACAGAAAGACAGGGTCGGGAATAATATTATATGGCAGAGAGAATATCTCTTGAAGATTTTAGCCGAAGAAGAACAAGTGATCACCGAGAATGACATCACATACTACGAAAATGAAAGACTAACACTCAAGGGCGAGTTAGGAATAAAACCAGTAGACGCCGGGGCAGGCATTGACCTTGCTATCAGCGAGAAAGAAACTGCCGACTTTACAACAATGGTGTCGGGCATTGTGGCAAGGGAATATGAAACCGTGGGAATAGACGGAACAACAGGCAAAGGCATCAAGGTGGTATACATCAAGCCAAACCCAGTAAACCTAAGAATAGACTTAGAGAAGACCATAGCTCACGCAACAACCGTGCACAAGTCATTACCGCAAGGCTCTAGGCTTTTTGTAGAGGCTGTAGCATACCAGTTAGCCTGTGTGAAAGAGATGAGGAAGAAAGGGCTACCTGTCCGGGAAATGAGACCAATAACCGACAAGAGGGCAAGACTGGAAACTGTAGGGATGTACATCAAGCAAGGGCTAGTAAGATTCCCAAAGACTGGATGTGAAGAGTTAATTGAGCAACTCATTGGATTTGGAATTGAAGAGCATGATGACCTTGTCGATGCACTAGTATATCTTTTGTTAGGACTATTTGAAACGAAGACAGCAAGCATAGGAACTGGTAGGGGCGATGCTATATAAAAACTATTTCCAAAAAAAAGAAAATAGGTTATAATAAAACTATCAACAAACAAAATGCTAAAGACAATAAAAAACATAATAGTGATAAGCATTAGACTGTTATTTAGAAAGATAACGGGAAGATTTTAATAATTAAAGGAAATTATATGTCAGAAATTATGCAAACTAAAAAGAGCGTTTTAAAAGCACGGTGCGGATATTGCCCACGGGTAATTTTTAGATCAGACGAAACAGACGGAGAGTTTAAGCAGGAGGACGGAAAAATTATCTGCCCAGTTTGTAGAATAACAAAGCTATCAAAATTTAAAGACGAAATAAAAGAAGACAAAAAATACTACGATGCTAAGAAAGCTGAACAAGAAGAGGCGAGCAGAGCTAAGGCTAAGCAGGAAGTAGTAGACGTAGCAATAGCTAGTCAAATTAAAGCTGGCAAAAAGTATAAACTAAAGCCAAAAAATAAGTTTTAACACAGCCAAAAATATGATAATTCGCAAACACTTTCCAACTAACATAGAGAGGCTTAGAATCCAAACTTTAAGGAAATATGAGAAACTCCATGATAATGATCAGGATAGTGTTTTGATTTTGCACGACCTCATAAAAAAACAATATAAGAAACCCGAAGACATTTTATATATGTCGCACGCTATCCCGTCAAGAATTAGCGAATTCTATGGCGACTTTGTGCAGGGCGATAGCTGGAGAATGGCTATCAATTTAATAAACTCCACCAACGCCAAAGAAGAAGAAACTGTCAAAAATATAATTGAGGAAAATGATATCATAGAGAATATTAACGACTACGCATATAACCAAAGCGAGTACGGCTTTGAGGTTTTACTAGGATACGTAGAAGATAATAAATTCAAAATCCAAATAGTGCCAAAAGACCAATACTTCCCTCAAACAGATGGGAGCGTTATTTTTGCCACATACATGTTTGACCCGTCAGACACTAATACCGATATAAAAGATAGAAAGAAAATACTTTATACTCAGCACTACGAATTAAATGGGCAGAATGTTGTGATCACAAGAGAGCTGTGGACTATCGATGCAGAGGGTAAGGCAGATAGTGTATTGCCATTGTCATATGCTGGAATAACAGCCGAGCCATCTGAAATAATAGATGGTTTAGGTAGATTGCCAATACAACAAATTGATAACGGACGAAAAACAAGCTGGGGTTTTGGCGCTAGTGATTATGCCTCTATAATGCCACAACTTCAAGAAATAAATGAGAGAAGAACTCACATCAGCACTCAGTTGCTAAAGAACTTAAATGCAAAGATGCAGTTACCAGCGCTAGACAGCTTAAAGACTGATGACGGTAATATAGCATCGTTTGACCACATTATGGTGGGTAAGGAAGATGCTGAGCCAAAATACATCATAAACGAAAACCCTTTAATTGAGGCGACTGAAACACACATTGAAAAAAACTTTAAGTTTATTAGCTGGGTTACAGCAATCCCGATGTTTGAATTGCTAAAATCAAGTATGCCGGAGAGAGTAGAGGCTTTACGCATTCAATTGTTTGGCGCTATTCGTAAAACAGACCGCAAGAGAGCTAAAATCACAAAGGGAGTAACGGAAATGATTAAGATAGGCTATAAGATGTTAAATAACGCAGAACTCGAAAGCGATATTGAAATTAAATATAGTGATGTTTTGCCTACTGACGAAACCGTAGAAATAGAAAAAGAAAACGCCAAAGTAGATGGCGGACTTTCAAGCAGACGCTCTGCGATGAAGAGACTGGATAACTTTACTGATGAAGAGGTAGACGCCGAGCTAGAACTTATCAAGAAAGAAAATATCGCGAGTGGAGCAGTCAACCCAAACAACCCGCCAACGTTTTAATATCATTGCCCCCTCACTAAGTTTCTTTGTTTCCTTAGTGGGGCAATTGGGAAAGCCCCTGACTCACGTAGTCGGGGGGCAGTGATAATAAATAATTGGAAATAGTTAACAAAATAATTTAACAAAAAATATGAACTTCCCAAAGGGCAATAAATTAAACCAAGGCGTGCCTGAAGAAATAGAAAGCAGTGCCAAGATACTTGAAGAACACATGAAAAAGGTGGACTATAAATTTTTTGTAAAATCATACATTTTAATCATGGGGCTTTTAACACTGACAATATTTTGCTTTATTTTTTTTGCTAGACTGGCGATGTTTTTAATACCGTAATATGAAACTAGGAGATTTGATATACAAAGATACTAACATTCAAACTCTGCTCGATGTCATTCAAAAGGTGGATGACAAAACACGGGCAGAGGTTTTAAAAGCAATCAGTACAAGGTTAACTCAGGCAGGCAAAGAAACGGCTTTGAATAATATAAAGCAGATAGTCCAGTCGGCAGACCCGGCAATTAAGGAATGGCTAAGTAAGGCAATACCACAAAGCTACGTAGAGGGCATTAACTTTACTGACTATGAATTTAACAGCATTAGAATGCGAGAAAGCGTTGCCCAAGACGCACTAAATAACATCATCAAGAAAGTAGATAAAGACATCGCGAAAAAACTAAGAAATGTTAGCACCCGGAATGTTTATGACTGGGGAGATTTAACCGAGAAGATGAGCAAGGCGGTAGGTGGCGACTCAGTGGCAATGGGAGAGATAAGATTCCAAGTTTTAAAAGAATGGGAAAAGTATACGCCCGGAGCAAGCATATCGGCAGACTCAAATCAGATCGGAAAAGAGTACGAAAGATACAAACTAAGAATAAGCCCGGACGAAATAAAAATAGCGAGAGACCTATCAGCTCATGCCGATACTATCAATGCTTTACTCAGCAACTCATATCTAGACTTCGCCAACGGAATGAACGGTTTAGTCCGTGGAGCAGAACAAAAGCTCAACGAGGCAATGAAACAGCAAATCAGAGCAAAGATATTAGCCAAGGAAGTTACAGGTCAGAGCATAGACAAGGTAAAACGAGAAATAACCAAACTGCTAGGAGACCAAGGTTTTAGCGTTTTAACGGACAGGGGCGGGCATACATGGACTTTGAGACGTTATAGCGAAATGCTCGCACGTACGCACGTAATTAAGGCTAGTAACGAGGCTCTGATAAACAGGGCAGGGCAATTCGGGGTAGACATAGTGCAGATAAGCACACACTCGGGAGCTTGCTCGCTATGTACGCCATATGAGGGCAAGATTTATAGCCTCAGTGGAACGAGCGAAACATATCCATCACTAAGCGTAAGCCTACCGATACATCCAAACTGTCGCCACGTTTTACTGATGCGTCCTGATTTGTTATAATAAAAATATAATCATAAAAATATGGCAGAAAAACTAACAATAATTAGAGGAGACAGTGCTCAAATAGATGTTGCCTTTGAAGACGCTGACGGAGTAGCTATAGATTTAACTGGTAAATCTGTGTTTTTTACAGTAAAAAATATAAGTGATATTGATAGTGCAAATGACGATAATGCAGAAATAAAGAAAAAAATTACAGTCCATACAGACCCGACAGCCGGAGAAACTAAAATAGCTCTATCGCCAACTGACACAGCAATAACTCCGGGTGAATATATATACGATTTGCAAATAGTAAATGGTGGTGAAGTTATCAGTACAAATAGGGATTATTTAGAGATAATTCAGGATGTCACAAAAAGAGTAGAATAATATGCTACAAGAAATAATAGCTAGAATAACTAAACAAGAAATTACCGCCAAGATAAATAAACAGTCTATAACTGCAAAGCTGACTGGTAATCTTATAATGGCTAAGCCTCAAGGAACAAATAAGCAAATCCAGTTTAACGACAATGGTGTTTTTGGCGGTTTTGGCTCTTACGATAAAGATAGCGATGAGCTAACGTTATCAATTTTAAAACTAACAGGAGCAATAACAGAAGAAAGTCAAGCAATCACACTAGCACATTTAAATGCTACTCCTGCGGGAGGAATATTAACAACTGATATAGAAAACTGGGATACAGCATTCGGGTGGGGCGACCACGCAGGGCTATATGATTCCCTAGGAGAGGCTAACAGCGTTTTGAATGCCCACGAGGGAGAATATAACCACGAACTAATAGCAACTGCACAGCAGATATCAGAGAAAGGACAGAATAATGGATACTCCGGGCTAGATAGCGGAGGGAAAATTCCGCTAACACATTTACCATCAACGCTTTTAGTTTATAAAGGCGTATGGAATGCCACAACAAACACCCCTACGTTAACAGCAACAGATACAACCAAAAAAGGATTTGTTTATAACGTAGCAGTAGCAGGTACGCAATTTGGAATTGCTTTTAGTCTAGGCGACTGGGCTATCTATAACGACGATGGAGTATTAGAAAAATCAGATAACAGCGATGATGTAACTAGCGTAAACGGACAGCAAGGGGCGGTAGTATTAAACGCCGATCATATCTCAGACTCAACGACAACAAACAAATTTGTCACTACAGCAGAAAAGGGGATATGGAATGGCAAGCAGGATGCCCTAGGATACACCCCAGAGAACGCTGTAAACAAAAAAACGACATTAACCGACTCAGATACCGACTACCCGACTACAATGGCTGTAAACGGCGCTTTGAGCGCAAAAGTCAGTTGGGGTGGCAATAGCCTAGCCTCTAAAGGGCTAATTGGCACAACTTCCAACCAACCATTCGGCATAATAACCAACAACACTGAGAAAGTAACTGTGTTAGCAAATGGCAATGTCGG